TTCTAATAGAAAGAACTTTCCTATTACCTTCCTCAACAGTTACGATGTAAGGTAATTTTATTCCAGTCGGTTGTCCGTCTGCACCGACTTCTTCAAAACCTTCTAAGTCTAAATTAACATGACACTCTAACAAAGTATAAACTGGTTCATTCTTTCCAGTTTTTTTTGTGCCTTCAAGGTCACGTTCTTTTTTTGCAAGTTCATTATTTGCATCCACACCTGGTGGTCCTAATTCTACATCTCTATAAAAACCATTTACTTGTTGTTTTCTTAATTCGTTTTCAGAAATTTTTATAACATGAATAATCGCTTCCGCATCGTCTAATGAGGTAGCCGTGTACGGAACGATTAATTCATCTGCTGGAACAAACTTAGATACAGCTCGTCCCATATTTACATCATAGTAAACTTTTTTAAATGTTGAACCCGCTAATGGTAAATGAAACAACATAGAATCAAACTCTGCTTCATACTCTTTCATTTGATCCATAATTAAATAATTCATAAAATCTTTAACACGTGTTGCTTGTTGTTCTGTTTGTGGATTTTTTGTACCAATAATTTGTGTTCTTACTGGTCCGTCAGCTGGTAATAATTCTTTGTAAGCTTGTGCTTGAAATTGTGTAACAGCCTCTGCCATCACTGGATGCGTTGCACCTGATGCACCTTGAAATGGTTCTGTTCTGTTTTCGTATTTAAATCCTAAAAGATCTAATCCTTGAATATAACCTTGTTCCCATTCTTTTCTTGAACCTTTGTAATCCATATAATTTTGAGTCATTTCGTTTCCGATTGGCTCTAAAACATCGTCTGGTAAAAGATCTGCTAAGTTATCAAAATGTGATTCTGTTCCCGGTACGTTGATAGCTCCCGGTTCAAAGTCTAATGTTACACCACCATCTTCTTCTGGTATAACCTCTATTGGTCCTTTTTCTGGTTCCTGAACAGCAATTTCTTCTGCTATCTCCTCTTCTGAAGGGATATCTAATTTAGTTCTAGTGTTCGGGAGTCCTTTATCTATATCTGCCATTTAATACTCCTATACTTTCTTAACACGTTTTAATAGACCTGGCAACCCATCCTTATCTGGATTCATAGATTCTAACATTGCGCCTGATCTATCACCAGCTAATTTAGCAATACCACCGCCTGCTAGATTAGCAATCCCACCTGCCGTTGCTATGTTTTGCATTTGTTGTGATTGTATTCTCTCGTTAATGTTTTTATTTATAATATCACGTATTTCTTGATACGCTGCATCTTCATTGTATCTCATGTCACCAATACCAGGTTGTATTTGCTGCATACCATATCCTAAAGTAAACGGACTGAATACTCCTTGTTCTTTTAACATCTGATCTACCTCTTGATTACTTGGATTTGCAAATTGTAAATCAGGAAATAATGCTTTTCTTTCCTCTTCTCGTTTTTTTAATCTCTGTGCATCAGCTGTTGCACTTTGTGGAATCATCATTCTTCTACCACGTTCTGCCATTGCAAACTCTTCACCTTTAGCCATCTCTTTTGCAATTTCTGCTTCTTTATCAACTTGTAGTTTTGGTCCTAAAATATATTTATTTATTAAAGTATCAGCGAACGCTTGTTTGTAAGGCACACCCTTTTGTAAAGTTTGATTAAGAGGAATGGCTAAATCTATTGCTGCTTCAGTTACGAGTGCAAGTGGACCTAATGCACCTTTTATAAATCTACCAGCTGTAGCAACTTTACTATTAAATTTTGAAAGAGTAGCTTTAGCTGCCTCATCTCCTTTTGCTGCTTTTTCTGTAAATTCATTAATTGCTCTTTCATATGATCTTGCATCATTACAATCTATACCTTTTGAAAGACTACATTTTAATTCTGGAACTTCTCTTTTCATAAAAGCAGCTAGTCCTTTTACTCTTGTAACATCTGCTTCCTTATAAAATTTTGTTATATCATCTTTAATTTTTAAAAAGTCAGAACTTGCTGTACCTTTAGGAGCACCAAACTCCTGACCTCCAACATTTACTCTAATTCCTTTTTGTTTTAACTCATTAACTCTTGATAAATTACCTTCACCTATTTCAGAAGATATTTGTCTTGCAAGAGCGTTTAAATCTCTATTTAATAATTGATAATCTCCTGTTGCTCTAACACCAACACCTTTTACATGGTGTTGTTCGATTGCATTTTTTGTTCCTTCAATTCCAACTTCATCCATCATATATTTGTATAAATCAGATAAACTTATTCTACTTGTATCCACACCTTTGGAATTTAAAATATTTTTTAATGCACCACGAACAGGTAGTTTTGCTAGTTTAGCAATGTCTCTGTATTTTTTAGTTTCTTTGAAATCAGGATGAGATGACATTAACACACCATCAGCATTTGATCCTTTTATAAATTCTTCAGAAAACATATATTTTTTACCACCACCAAATTCTGTATTGTCTATAAATCCTGCAATTTTTTCTTTGTTGTTTCTTACAATTTTAATTGGCACATATCTCTCGTCACCTAATTTATAAGCTCTATTCATTTGAGATCCTAACCAACCATCTGCACCACTAAAATCTGCAGTTAATTCATAAGTTTTTGGCTCTGCTACAAATCTTTTTATTTTATCATATAGTTTTGAATTTTCTCCTTTAGCACCTGTAATACCAAATCTATAATTATCAAAATCCCAATCTTTATAAACATTTCCAAATTTTGTTTTAATATCTTTTATCAACTCTTTTGATAAAGGATTATTTATTTTTCTAAACTTAGAATATTTACCACCCTGTTGACGTAGCTTACTAAACACCCTATCTCTTTGTTTACCATCTAGTTCACTAAAAGATTTTCCATCAAACATTCCTTTAGATGCTTTGTTTAATTGTGCTTTTGTATATAATTTACTACCTCTAAAAGGTTGAGGTGCTCTTTCTACATCTCTTATGATATTTAAATTTTTAGTGAACGCTAAATTGTTAACTGTTTTTTTAGGATCTTTATAACCAAGTTCAGTTAATTTTTTTATAAACTCAGATTGTTTTATAGTTTTTTTACCCTCTAAATATTTTTCTAATTTTATAGTTTGATCTGATTTTGGTTGATCAGTTTTATCTGGTATTTTAAATTTACCATCATGATAGTCTAATTGTTTTTTAATTAAACTTCTCATGTTTTTATATTTTTTTATAAACTTAGGATCTTTACCTTGACCAAAACCTTTTATGTCACTAAATTTTTTAAACTCACCTTTTGTGTAATACTCTGTTGCTTTATCTAATTCTTTTACATCATAGTCTTTTTTGAATCCCTCTCTCATGTCACCAACACTTGGTTGCACCAACATACCACCATCAGCTTTGTTTATTGGATTACGTCTCATAAACGCATTGATTGCATCTATCTCCTGCACTCGTGGTTTTGGATCCGGTCTTGCTATATCTGACGCAAACTTAACTTGTTTTTTAATACCCGATCGAGTCAGGTAGTCCATCATCTGTTTGTATTCTTTTGGAGTCATTACTCTCCTAACATTCTAGCGATGCCACCTGATGCAAAGTCGTCTGGTGTATCATAATCGAGCATTTCACCCTGTCTTCTAATTATAGAATCCATTTGAGCTTCAGGATCGTCTGTTATTCTCTGAGCTTTTTTTCTTCGGTCAATATTTTGCAAAAGTTCTTTCATGGTAGGTTTTTGACCTGTAGCATATTCTTTTAGTTTGGATACGTCTGAATCTAGATCTCTGATACTTGTGCCACCTACTTCATCTAGCTCTATATCATAATCATCCGGACCTTGTTGTCTGCCAACCGGACCTGACTCTGTTGTGGTAAACTCTGCTGTCGGTTTTGGATCACCCTCATCAGGTAATGGTTTTTTATATTGCATCTGCACCGGATCACCGAATACATTTTGTTCGCTTTCATACTCAACTCTTATAGCACCATCATCCACGTCTTCTGTAACTCGAACCACGGTACCATCATCCAATTTTTTCTGATGAATAGATTGTCTCTCACCTGTCGCGAATCTTTTAGTAACATCATCACCTTCAACAATAACTTTATTAACCAATGCATCAAACCATTCTGGTTTACCGGCAACATCATCAGTTTTGATCATCGGAACTTTAGTTACTGTTTTGCCAACTTTCATTGGTTTTAAAAATTTACCTACGATAGGTAAAGATACAAGGCCAGTAAATAATTTTAAAAACGTTCTTCTGGTCATGCCATCTTTAAATCCTGCACGTCCACCTTTTGCTAGTGGCTCTGGATCATCGTCTGGTATGAAGTCATCTATACCTCTTGGATCATCTGAATCAACACCACCTGCATCATCAACAAAGTCCTCAAGGGACTCTCTTTGCATCTGTCTTCGTTTTGATAAACCTTGAAATGCTTCATCATAAATTTTTAATCTTTCTTTTGTTGGAAGATCATCATAGACCTTACCCATACGTTCTGCTAGATTCTCTGCAACTAATTCTGCATCAACTGTTCTGTCACCAGAAAATCCTGGTGATACATCGTTGATCGCATCATCTAACATTTTTTGTCTTGATCTTATTTTAGCAAGACCTTCTTTGTTGCTTTTGTCTAATCTCGCTTTAATCTCTGCATCTGTCTCTGATTGTTTGCCTCCCATGATTTTAGATCTTGGATTTATCTCTTTACCTTCCATATCAAATATTTTTCCTGTGGATTTAATTCCTTCTTGAACTTTTGGTCTAGACTCTATTGCAATGATAGCATTCTCAACCTGGTCAGCGTTTTTTAATTTAGTTGGATCGATACCATTCTGCATCAAACGCTGTGCTGTGATCTGTGTATTTATTTCTACAATGTCTCTTTTTGGTATTGTTTGAACAACTCCGGTTTGACCCTTTGACTTCATCATTGTTCTAATTACCCAGTTTCTAACAGCTGTCAGCATTATTTTTTACCTTTTAATTTTTTAAGTTCAGCCGCTTCTTGTTTGGCTTTTTCTCTAGCTCTAATTTTATCAAAAAAAGGACCTTTCTTTTTTTCAAAATCAGAAACCATAAGATCTGTATAACGGTCTAACTCTGCAGGCTCTTGTTCTATTTTTTTCTTTTCTTTTTTAAGTCTCTTGTTCATAGACTCTATAATCTGATCTTTCTTGCCAGTCTTATCTTTTTTGTAAATATTTTTAAAAGCCTCTCTTGCTTTTTTAACTGTTTCTGTAACCAGTTTACCTTTTGAAAAACTCTGTCTGTGATATTTATTTACCATTAATAATAATTCCTTTTACGTTGCTCGACCTTTTCGTCGATATAATCTTCAGGGTGTCCGATCAGACCGCCCTGTCTGAA